AAAAAGGCACTCGGAACAATAAAGAAGTTAATGAAATGAAAAGTTTTAACCAGTACATAGCCGAAGATACTATGAATGAAAGTGCACTCAAAGCACTAAGAGTTGCAACGGCAGCACATTCTGGCCAATCTAGAAAAAGTGGTGGGCAATACATTGAACATCCTAAAGAAGTTGCTAGGTTTGTTGCTAAATTCAAAAAATCAAATAACCTTACTGCTATGATCCAAGCAGCTTATTTGCATGATACACTAGAAGATACTGATACCACATACTCCGATTTAGTTAAACAATTTGGTGCGTTAGTAGCAGATATGGTTCAGCAATTAACTACAGATAAAGCAGCATCAGACGCCGTCGGTAAAGGTGAATATATTGCTGGTAAAATGGCTAAGATGTCCAGCTGGGCATTAGTAGTTAAGCTTGCAGATCGTCTTGCCAACGTACAAGATATTGATACAAGACCTCCTGAATTTCAGAAAAGATATGCTGATCAAACAAGAGTCGCATTAGCTCGCCTTAGAAAAGATAGATACTTAAGTAAAACTCACAATAAGATCATGACTGCAATCGAAAAAAAGATCAAGGAATACTAAAATGAAAAGTTACAAAGAATTAAGAATGAAGTCTGAACCGGTTGTAGAAGCAGCAGATCCTAAAGTAGGTAAAGCTGTTCAAGGTTTAAATACTCTTGGCAATAAGATGAAAGGCCGAGATCAGAAAGACATAAGACGTATCGAAAAGCTATATAGATCTGGTAATAAGAAAGTATTCCAAGGTGCTATAAGAGCATTGGATACGGACCTTAGAGATCAGGTTAAGGATATTTTTGATGCGCTAGGTATGGTTAAGAAAGGTGTTATTGAATCATTAGAAGAAGATAAAGATTCCGCCGAATATAATGACGAAGCTGGAATGTCTAAAGGTCAACTTCAAACTGCATGTGACGCAGCAAAAGAAATGATGTCTATGATTGGCGATAATGACAACCTACCTGAGTGGGTACAATCAAAGATTACTAAAGCTGCTGATTACTTAGATACTGCAAGAGATTATTTAAAGTCAGAAGGCGATGTAAAAGAAGAAAAAGATTCCCGTTTAGCAAATGCTGGTGTTGCAGGTTTTAATAAAGCCAAGCGTACTCCTTCTCACTCTACCAAGTCACACATTGTTGTTGCTAAAGACGGTGATAAGATTAAAACTATTCGCTTTGGCGAGCAAGGTGCTTCTACTGCAGGTGATCCTAAAAAAGGTGAGTCTGATAAAATGAAAGCTAAACGCAAGTCATTTAAAGCACGCCACGGCAAGAATATTGCTAAAGGTAAAATGAGTGCTGCCTATTGGGCAAATAAAGAAAAGTGGTAAGGTAAACACTTTTTTTAATAAATATTAGTAAATCATCAATAAATTAAAAGGTCTAACATGAAACGTTTTAAGAAATACACCTCAGAAGATAAGTCACTCGAGCGTGCTCTTGCTTCAGACGCGCAAAAACCTAAGAAGCCAGTAACATTAAAGAAAGCTCCTTGGGAAAAGAATGAAGCAAACGATGCTTATTGTTCTGATGAATGTTGTGGCTCTGATGTGAAAGCAGAAGATTGTCCCTGCCCTGCAGATTGCGACCATTGCAGTTGTAACGCAGTAAATGAAGGTCTTGAAGAAGGCAAGATGAAAGACTTCCATGATATGGTAAACAAAGGTATGTCTGCTGCTCAGATTGCTAAGAAAATCAAAATGCCAGTTAAAGATGTTGCTGATTTTATGAAAGACATGAAGAAAGAAGATCTTGATGAAACTAAGAAAGTTTCAGACATGACTCCAGAAGAAAAAGCAGCTAACGACAAAAGGCGTAAAGAGTACAACGAATATCAAAAGTCTAAGCGCAATGAATCTGTAGACCAACTTGATGAGATTTCTCCTGAATTACAAAAGAGTTATTCAGATAAAGCTAGAAAGCAATACAAGCAATCAGCTAATAAAAGAATGGCTGGTGGCGGAGATTATGGATCAGCGACAAAGGCAGCGCAAGACAAGCATCAAAAGAGATTTGATAAACGCCATAAAGGTATTGGCTCTGTAATTAAACGTTCATCTGATCAAGATCTTCCATATAAAGATCCAAAGGGTCTTGTAAGAAAAGATCCAAAATCAAATACGATGACTGGCAAAAAAGCTCCTTATAAAAATAAGAATGAGTCTGTAGAAGAAGTCAGTGTTGTATTAAATGATTATCTTACAAATTTAGAAGAAGGTGGTCTTTGGGCTAACATTCACGCTAAGCGTAAGCGTATCAAAAATGGTTCTAAAGAAAAGATGAAGAAGCCAGGATCTAAAGGTGCTCCTACAGATCAAGACTTTAAAGACGCTTCAGAATCTGTAGAAGAAGCATTTTCAGATTGGAAAATTCAGCATCCTACAAAGTCAACTAAAAGTTATACTGTGAAAGCACGTAATACTGGTGAAGCTTTGAAAAAAGGCCATGCTGCTGCTATTAAAGCTGGTGATATGCATAAGGCATCTGACCCAAGAACAATACAAAATAAGCATGTTTCTAAAAACGAATCAACTGTAGATGAAGGTAGTTGTGGTAGTGTAAATGCAAGTAAGAAGAAAGTTTCTGGTTCTGATAAGAAAAAACTTCTTAATGTTGCTGGCTTAAAGAAGAATGCAAATGATAAAAACTTACAAGCTAACTATGAATCTTTTAAAGAGTCATTAGATGAGGCTGCTATTGATGATATTACTGCATTATATATTAATGAAAACAATATTACTTTAGATCAGCTCGAAGATATGACTGAAGAAGAGATTAACGAGATCATCGGTAAAGCAATCGGTGGAGCGTTTAAACTTGGTGCTAAAGCTGTTGTAGGTACTGCTAGACTTGCTGGTAAAGCAGTTGGTGGAACGGCAAAAGCTGCTAAAGCTGGTGCTAATAGAGTTTCAGCTTCAGGCAGAGCAGATGCTGCAGAAAAGAAAGCAGATGCTGCAGAAAAGAAAGCAGCAGATAGAGAAAGAATCACAGCTGCCAAACAGCGTGTTACAGATCTCAAAAAGAAACAACGAGACGCTAAAAATGGAACCGATGCTAAGGCAAATGGAACCGCATAAAAACTTATAAATAGATTTAATAAACCCGTTAATTAGGAGAACAACAATGGCACTATGGGGAAAAACAGACGCACTAGCTTCAGTACCAACTTGGTTGGAAGATGCTGCGACTAACACAAACAAATCAAACGATCGCGACAATGCAATCTTCGTCGACCTTACAGAGGCTGGCATTGCTGCTAACCGCGCTAAGGGTATTACTGGTCCAGGTTGGTGGTTATACAGCACAGATGGTGGACGTCACCACGCTGAATGCCTAGTACCAATGAAAGTAACCGCTGTTGCTGCTGGCGACTTAGGTGTCACTGGTGATACAGCCGATGAAGATGCTATTGTAGCTGACGCATAAATTAAAAGAAGATATATAATATGATATTAACAGAATCAACCTTTCTGTTGTTTGCATCAAAACATTATGATAACCCTCAATGCTCAGATATATCTGAGTTTCAAGAGGACTTAAAGCGATTCCAGTACCTACGTAAATTATTTGGTAGGTACCGACAGGATGGAGACTTAAAGGAAAGGTTGATTTTGAATCATCTTATTATTATATACAACGTATTTGGTCCGGAAGCAACAAACATGCTCTTCATGAAGCTTCACGAGTTTCATGATTGTTTAAAGCCTTTTGTGGAATATTTGAACTACATGCCTCTTATCATCCAATACGATGATGTTGCATTGAGCATAGATAATATTGATTCAGACGGCATTATAAAAGAATTACTCGAAGGAATATGACGCAATGATCGTCGATCTATTTTTAGTCTATCAGTTTATACGCAGATTAGCTACCCCATTTAATAAGTGGGATGCATTTAAGCAAGGTATTATTGATGATAAAGGTCAAATACTAATTAAGAAAAAAGACAGAGATGCTACTCAAAAGAAAGCATTTGGTGTCTTTGATGTTATGGTTACTAATATTAAGAAGTTGTTAGCAAAGGTTCCTGGTGGTGGTTCTAAACTAGCCAGTTATGCTGCTGCTCTATTCCTAATTAAAGAGTACAATGCATTCAGTGATGAATCAATACTTAATGAAGATTTAACTGATGAACAACTTGAAGAAAGCTTATTATTATTTAATGACCGATATGTCAATTATATCAAAGAAAACGCAGATGTCAAGGCTTTAAATGAAGAAATTAAAGAAGCTGCTAAGAAAAGAACATTCGTTGCTAAAAAAGATTTATCATCTTTCAGAAAAAAGATTAATACTAAACCTAGTCTAGAAGAAGAGCCGGCTGCTAACTCTGTTGGTGCTGGTGGTATTGCTGGTATGGACGCAGGTCATATGTCTAAAGCAGCGCAGAAGAAGTGGACGTCAGGAAATAAATCTGACAAGAAGAAAAGATTAAGAGATGTAATAGGAGTACCTACAAAATGATTACTTTAGAACAATTCGGCGCGATGATTCCACGTAATAAAGATACAAAAGCATGGTTTGATGCAGCAGTAGTATTATTTGAAGAATATGAAATTAATACACCTAACCGCATTGCAGGCTTTATGGCACAATGTGCTCACGAATCAGCTGACTTTACGCGTCTTGAAGAAAATTTAAACTATAGCGAAAAAGCACTCAACTCAGTGTTTGGTCGTTATTTTGGAAAAGGAAAAAGAAATGCGAAAGATTATGCGCGCAATCCTAAAGAGATTGCAAACTACGTCTACCAAGATGAATTCCGCTCTACTCGAGGCGCACTCGGTAATACCGATGCCGGCGATGGCTGGAGATTTAGGGGTCGTGGCATTAAGCAACTTACAGGCCGGAATAATTATACAGCATTTGGAAAGTCAGTCGGAATGTCAGCGGAAGAAGCAGCAGAATACGTAGCTACTCCTAAAGGCGCGATTGAATCAGCTTGCTGGTTTTGGGCAACAAACAAATTAGAACGTTTTGCAGATGCAGATGATAACTTAGGACTAACCAAGAAAATTAACGGTGGTACTATTGGATTAGAAGATCGTAATAAACGTTACAAAGCTGCTAAAGCTATTCTTGGTGGTAAAGATATTCCACGAGCACCAGCTAAATCAAGCGGTTCAAGAACACTTCGTAAAGGTATGAAGGGTGACGATGTAGCAAAAATGCAAAAAGCTCTCGGCATATCAGCAGATGGTGACTTTGGTTTTGGTACACAAACATCTGTCAAAAAGTGGCAAAAACGTAATGGCTTAGTAGCAGACGGTATTGTTGGTTCTGCAACTCAAGCTAAGATGTACGGATAATTATAAATAGAATACAATATCAAATAACATAAAGGAGATTAACATGTCTTTAGAAAAAATAGTTGCGGAAGCAATGGCAGGTCGTCCGCTTGAAATGAAAGAAGCGTTCGGAGAAGAAATTCAAACTCGTATTCAACTTAAGCTTGAAGAAAAGTACGTCGAAATGATGGAAGCAAAAGAAGCTGACGAAGATGAAGATGATGACGAAGATGACAAGCCTGCCTTTTTGAAAAAAGGTAAAGCAAAGAAAAAAGCTGATGACGAAGATGAAGACGAGGATGATGACGAAGACGAGTAAGTCTTAGTCTAGTAATCTTATGCCTTCTTTCGTATATGTAGGAATGATTCTTTTAGCTCTGGGTGGTGCTGGTGCATGGTACTATGA